GGTGTGCCATGAATCTTGAACAATGGAAAGCAAGCAAAAAGTTCCAAAGCCGAATTAACTACGGCACACAAATCGGAAGAGTGATCCGAGTTATGACCGAGTATGGCGGTTGGTACACGTTGAGAGAAATCGAAAAGATGATCTCAGCTCGTTATCAGGACAAAGACACTCAAGCAGCAATCAGTGCTCGTCTACGTGAGATCAGTGCCATTAAGCACGGCCTAGTCAAGCACAGAAGAATGGAAATGGTTAACGGTAAGCAAGTACATCGATACAGCTTAATTCCGTTTGTGCCGGTGCGTGATGTTGCGGAGAAAATCGGGGTAACGGCATGAACAAGAAACGTAAAGCTATTTGGGATAAGTCTGGCGGCAAGTGCTGGTATTGCGGATGCGACCTTCCAGAGAAGGGTTGGCATGCTGATCATGTTGAACCTGTTCTGAGGATTGGTGGTGGCGAGATGATTTACAAGGACAATGATAACGATGAAAACCTTGTACCAGCATGCCACAAGTGCAACCTGCATAAGCACTGTTCAGACCTAGAGAATTACAGGCGAATAATCGAAGACGGAAGGCGTGAAATTCTTGCGTCAGGAAAAGGAAAAGCATTAGTCAGGCTTGGCATGTTGAAGATTGATGATGGTCCGGTTGTTTTCTGGTTCGAAAAAAATGGCAAATCAAATGGTGGCGGCAATGAGCAAGATTAAAACCCTATCCCTTTTTTTCACATTCGCCGTAGTTGCCATGACGGTCGGTGCCTTCGTTAACAAGCTGGATATCTCGGGCGAATACAAGGCAATTACAGCCTACGTGATTGCTTGCGTGGTGGCCTATGCGCTTTACGTCATTTCCGGCGAATCAAAGCGCGATGATGCGGAGGATGACGAGCTATGAAATTTGAAGTGACTATCGACACCATCCAAGAAATCGCCATGTGCATCGTTGATTGCGGGATGAGCCGCGACGACGCGGCGGAGTACGCGAAGAACACCATTCTTGAAGTGAATGGAATTGGTGATGATGACGAAGATGAATAACTACACCATCGGAATTGACCCGGACTCCAACAAATCAGGCATTGCCATTTACAAAAACGGCAAGCTCATTCACTGCAAATCGATGACGTTGATGAACTTCATGGATCTGCTTATCGGAATGAAGAAGGACGGCCATATTCACGCACATATCGAGAACGTGTGTGGAAACAATGCACGGTTTGCCAAAAGCGGCGTGAAGAACGCGAAGGCAGCGACGGCGGTAAACCGTTCTATCGGCATGGTTCAGCAAGCTCAACAAGAAATAGAGCGCATGCTTGATCATCTCGGGATTGGATACACTCGGCACCGCATTAGCAGCGCTTGGAAATCTCAGGCTGAAAAGTCTCTGTTTGAGAAAGCGACAGGGTGGACAGGGCCAAGCAACGATGACTCTCGCAGCGCGAGTTGGTTTGGCTTCATTGGATTGGGGGTGCGCAATGGAAAGTAAATACTTGGGTAAGACGTTCGTTAGTAATAATTATGGCGAATTCATCGTAATTGATTACAAATCATCTTCCTGCGTAACAGTACAGTTTACCGCAACTGGTTTCATCACAAACACAACCACATATCAGATAGGAAGAGGCCAAGTTAAGGATAAGCTCAAGCCAAATGTTCACGGAGTTGGCTTTTTGGGTGATGGCCCACACAAGGCATCGGAGAACAACAAAGATTCACTTGAATATCGAAGATGGCATTCAATGATTCAGCGTTGTTACGACGAAAAGTACTTGGATAAAAAGCCATCATACAGAGGGTGTTCCGTTTGCGATGAGTGGCATAACTTTCAGAATTTCGCTGAATGGTTCAAGGAAAACCATCCTTCTGATGGTAAAGAGTATCAGGTAGATAAAGATATTCGATTCCCCGGCAACCGAGTTTATTCACCGGATACTTGTATGCTTGTTTCTCTCCATGAGAATAACTCATTCGCTCATGCAAGGTCATACAAGTTTATTTCTCCAAATGGCGAAATCGTTGAGATATACAACATGAGGGATTTTTGCCGTGAAAACGGTTTGACAACCAGCGCAATGAGCATGGTTTCAAACGGCAAGGCTCCACATCACAAAGGTTGGAGGCTGCATGGCGCTAATTAAGCTGGTTAAAGACGTGTCTGGGTTTAAGCCTCTGTGTACCGACGACGTAGATCTGATGAAAAAGATTCCACTCGGATCTGTGGTCGAATGCCAATTTACCAAAAAGAGAAACTGGAAATTCCACAAAAAGTTTTTTGCCTTGATGGGGATCGGATTCGAATATTTTGAACCACCAGAAGCGCAATGGAAAGGCTTTAAGGCCGTGAAGAACTTCGACGTGTTCCGGGAACAGGTCACTATCTTGGCTGGCTTCAGAGAGGTGACCTATAACCTCGACGGCTCCGTGAAGGTCAAAGCGAAATCAATCAGCTTTGCCAGCATGGACGACAACGAGTTTGAGCAAGTCTATTCGCGCGTTCTTGATGTTATCTGGAACAAAGTATTGAACACGGTATTTAAAGACAAGCGCCAGCTTGAGAATGCCGTCAATCAACTGATGGGGTTTTGAGGTCGGTATGAAAAAACACATAAAAGAAAGAATAAAAAAAGAAGTTTGTCATTACATAAAAGACTGGAAAGAGATTGGTGTAGATCTTCCTGTTCCTCCATGTGAGCCAAAACACAATAGTCAATGCATGAACAATTGCATGAACGAATATAAGGCAAGACGGTCTTTTGCGATTGTTGAGGTCGTAAGCAGAAATTATGGTGTAGTTCATTACTTATGTGTCGATGAAAATGGCAACACTTATGACCCAACTTTGGGTTTTGAATGGTCAGGGCATAAATACAAAGTAAGGCGGTATATACATCCAGAAAGCGGCGTTGCTATGGATGACCAATTAGATTCATGTAAGAGAGAACTATATCAGTCTGCGTGCAGTCGCCTCACTCGGTTGCTTGCGAAGATATTTTTCATAGATTACAACTCCGTGATTTGAGGTACTTATGACGCTGGCCAGAAGTAAAAAAATCATGAACTCAGCCCGTGGCGAAGATTGCACGCTTCGCCTTGTCGGGATCTGCAATTTCAATCCTGAAACAACTGTCGCGGCGCATGTTGGCGTCCGTCGCGGTATGGGTATCAAGTGCGGCGACAACCTAGTTGTTTACGCCTGCTCAAGTTGTCACCAAGCAATTGACTCGGCAGGCCGTGAGCAATACGCCGCAGACAAGATTCGCGCCATTGAAGAGACTCAGGAAAAGCTAATCGAAAAAGGACTGATGGTGATCGCATGAGAGACTTATCGACAACACGCAAAATTCTCAGGGCTTGGGGGAGCTGGTCGCATAATCATACAAACTGCGATTGGTACCGCCAAGCGCCAGGTATGTCGAATGTGATTCCAGAAGAAGCGAAACCATACTTCGAAACGCTGACTGATGACGATGCGCTGGCCGTGGACAAGATCGTGATGAAGATGTACGACGAGAAGAATCCGCGCCCAATGACGTTCTTCATTCTGAGTTACGTGTACGGCATGAACAACTGCGAAATAGCACGACGAGCGACTAAAGCCGACAAGAAGAAGTGCTCTGAGGGTAAGGTTCGTAATGCCCTGATGCTGATGGAGACATTTGTTCAAGGGGCTTTGGCTGCTCAAGAAGAAGTTGGGGCAAAGCTAAAATTCTGCTCAGATTGATAAAAAAGCCAAAAATATCCCTATTCGTTACGAATTTTTTGTCATAGTCTGACAGTATCAAAGCTTCGGCGGTCGCACTGTTCCGCTGCTATCAAATAAAACAAAGCCCGGCATTTTCGCTGGGCTTTTTCTTTTTCTCGTCAGTTAATTTTCAGAATAAAGGGCACTCCGACAGGGGGTGGGTATGCGTATGAATGAAAAAATTTCCAGTTCTCTGTCGTATGCGTGGGCGTGGTTTTGCGGGTTATTCGCATGGGTGCCCGGAATCTCTCCGGACTGGTGGACGGTAATCATCGGCGCAATAGGTATGATCATCACTGCGGCGATTAACTGGTACTGGCAGAAGAAGCGATTCAGCGAGGATTACGGCAGTGGGCAAGATTAGCAGCACGGTTAAAGCCTTAGTCGCGTCCGGCGCTTCCGCTCTTGCTATCGCGGCTGCAATGGTGATGCCATTTGAAGGCGTAGAATACAAACCATACCGCGACGTAGTTGGCGTGCTTACCGTGTGTTACGGGCATACAGGGCCAGATATCATCCCAGACAAGACTTACACGAAAGAAGAGTGCCAGCAGCTTCTCGATGAAGACTTGAAGTTAGTTAAGTCTCAGGTCGATCTGCTAATCACTGTGGAAATTCCAGAGACGACACGCACTGCTCTTTACTCGTTCACCTACAACGTCGGTGTTGGTGCGTTTTCTCGATCGACACTGCTAAAAAAGCTAAATGCAGGGCAGATTACTGGAGCCTGCGAAGAGTTACGACGGTGGGTTTACGCTGGTGGCAAGAAGTGGAAAGGCTTGATAACCCGCAGAGAGATTGAGGAAGAGGTATGCAAGCTTCAGCTTACTGGAAAATCATTGTCGCCGGAGTAATCGCAGCAATTATCGCGTCACTAACTGGATTGTTCGCCATTGAAAGAGAGCGTCGCCAGTCGGCTGAGCTTGAGCTAAGTCAAGTAACAGCACAGCGTGATTCACTCATCGACCTCAACAACAAGCAAATCGCTAAAATCAAATCGTTCAACGAAATCGGGGCAAGGCATGCAGAAGAACTCACAGCGGCGCAGGAAGAAATTGATAATCTGCGCGATCGTCTCAGCTCTGGCCCTGAGCGGGTGTACGTCAAGGCAGATTGTCCAGCAGCAATGCCCGACAAGCCCGGCTCCGGAAGCGTGGGCAATGCAACAGCCGCACGACTTACCGAAGCAGCTCAGCAAGATTATCTACGTCTCCGACAAATGATGGCGGAGAACCTGCAGCAGACCAAATACCTGCATGACTACATCAAAACCCAATGCCTGGTGAATCAGTGAAAAAGCAGAACCAGAACAAAAAGCACATCAGAGACATGAACCTGCGCAAGCGCGGTAACTCATTCAAGAATCTCCCATGGAGACGCTGAGAGCTTTTCCTTTCGCTACCGAAGGGCTTTCGGTCAATCACTTCTGATAAGGAGGTGATCAATCTTGGCAGCTCGGAAATAGACGAGAAGTGCATTAGGCCACGCCGTGAGGCGTCACCTTATGTGCGATTTATAAAATTCTGCAAAACTCATTCTCTGAGTGTGTTTTCCAGAGATTTATTCCAGTTTCGATAGTGTGCAGTCTCGCCATTGTCGGGAGTTATACAAAAACGACCAGAGAATCATTCTAAATGACGACCATTGCTAGGCCACTCCCGCCATCGTCGCTGGTTGATGAGCTAAATATCTACACCAAGATAGAGCCAGCCAATGACGTGATGGAATGGATATCCAGCCAGATACTCAGCCAAGGCGGCGAGCTCTACAACGAAGATCACTTTCATCTCATCGATGCTGATATCAAATTCATGTGGGCATCAAGCGCATTCGAGAAGAAAGGGCGGCATGTTCTAGGTCAGTGTGAAGAGGTGATGATTCGCGCCGGAGGCTGGCAAAAGGCCAGAGCAGAGCAGCAGATGGTCGAATGGTTCGGTCATGTCCCGCAATTCATCATCACACTCGCTGCGGATTATTGCTCAGTTTGCACAGACACTGATTTTTGTGCACTGGTTGAACATGAGCTCTACCACATTGCGCAAAAGCTCGATGAGTTCGGAGTGCCAAAGTTCACTCAAGAAGGTCTGCCTAAGCTTTGCATTAGAGGTCATGACGTTGAAGAGTTCCATGGGGTTGTGAGGCGTTACGGTGCGACTAGCGATGTGAAAGAAATGATTCAGGTTGCAAGCAAAAGCCCAGAGGTTGGCAAAGCAAACATCGCCAGAGCATGCGGAACCTGCATTATGAAACTGGCTTAAACGATAGATTGACATATACGGTAATAATTTTATGGCTGCACTGAACAACGAGGTCAAAGCCTTTATCGTACAAGCCTTGGCTTGTTACGACTCTCTTGAAACAGTCTCATCGTCCGTCAAAGAACAGTTCGGATTAAGCCTAACAAGACAGCAAATTCAATCATACGACCCAACGAAGGCCGCTGGTAAGTCGCTTTCGAAAAAATGGGTTGAGTTGTTCGAAGTCACAAGAGAGCGGTTTCAAAACGAAATTTCAGACATCCCGATCGCCAACAAGGCGTATCGACTGCGAACGCTTGATCGCATGGCCGCAAGGGCTGAGACAATGAGAAACTACAATCTCACGGCTCAGTTGATAGAACAGGCCGCAAAAGAGTGTGGCGACTCTTATACGAACAAACAGAAGCATGAGCATTCTGGTGCTGGCGGTGGCCCAATCGAAACGCTAACCCTAAGCAAAGACGAATATAAACAAGCTCGGCGGGAGATGTTGGAGGATGACGACTGTTGAGCAAAGGAATTACGCGAGAAAATTAGAGTGCGAAGAAGACGGGCTTTATTTCTCACGATATTTCTTTAAACAACGCACTGGCGGCAAGATGATTGTCGCTCCTCACCACGAAGTCATTCAGAGAACGCTTGATCGCGTTATCGATGGTGAGATTAACCGTCTGATTATCAACGTTCCGCCCGGTTACACAAAAACAGAACTGGCAACCATCAATATGATGGGCCGAGGAATAGCACTTAACAATCGCGCTCGATTCATGCACCTGTCCTACTCGCACAACCTAGCGCTTCTTAACTCATCAACCGCAAGGGGGATGATTAAGTCAAAGGCCTATCAGGCAATGTGGCCTATGAGCTTGCGAGACGACGCAGACAGCAAGGCGATGTGGTGGAATGAGCACGGCGGCGGTGTTTACGCATCTTCCGCTGCTGGTCAGGTAACTGGCTTTCGAGCTGGTCACATGGAGCCGGGGTGGCAGGGTGCACTGATTATTGACGATCCGGTAAAACCGGATGATGCATTCTCTGAAGTTGTCAGGGATGGGGTAAATAATCGATTTAACGAAACCATCAAGTCTCGCTTGGCGATAGAATCCACGCCAATGATAGTGATCATGCAGCGCATTCACTACAACGACCTTAGCGGTTATCTGCTGCGTGGCGGGTCTGGCGAGGAATGGCATCACTTGAATCTTCCGGTGATTATCGATAACAGCTTGCCTTACGAGGTTATGTACCCGGAGAACACGCACGCGATACCAATCGACCACGGGCTTGATGATGGATGGCTTTGGCCGTTTAAACACAACGAGTCACACAGGACTGCGCTGTTTTCTCACCGGAGAACCGCAGAAGCGCAGTACATGCAAAGACCTCGCAGGTTTAATGAGGAAGGTGCGCTTTGGAATGAAGCGATGATTGCGGCAGCGCGTGAGCTTCAGATACATCTTGAAAGAACAAGAACCGTCGTAGCAATTGACCCGCAAGCATCTAACAGCGATGAAAGCGATGAAACTGGTATTTCTGTGGCCAGTGCGTACGGCGCCGGCGACAAATCACTGTTTAGTGTAGATGCAGACTACAGCGGCAAGTTCTCTCCGGCAGGATGGGCTAAAAAAGCGATATTCGCCTACGAAACGCACAATGCTGATTCCATAGTCATTGAAACCAACCAAGGCGGCGACATGGCAGAGGACACGCTAAAGAATGCAGGATTTAAGGGGCGAATCATCCGTGTCCACGCGAACAAGGGCAAGTTTGCACGCGCTGAGCCAATATCAGCACTGTATGAACAAGGGAGAGTCGCGCACTGCGGAAATCTTTATACCCTTGAAAACCAGATGATGGAATACGTTCCAACCACCGCCAAGAAGTCGCCAGACAGGCTTGATGCGACGGTTTATGCATTGACTGCGCTGGCACTACCACAGGCGCTCGGAATGATGATCCCCAAACGATTGAGATAACCATGGCTTTATTCAAAGTAAAAGCGCGCGACGGCTCCGTCTCGCTGATTGTGCGTGCGCGCTGTATTACTTGCGCGAGAGAAACTGCGGTAAGCACCTATCCAGCGAGTGAAACACTTCTTTGGCGCGATCCCAACTTATCGAGTGTCGAAGTCATCTATGACACAAACAAAACACTGTATGAACCCAGTGGAAAGCGATGCGTACTTGAACGGACGGAATACAAAACATGAGCGAAAAGTTAGAAATGGCAGTCAATCATGCTCGTATGCTGGCCGCGAATAGCTACCAAAGTAATCCGGTTTCTCGTGCGCGTGAGGCATTGCTTGCACCGATGGGTATGGACCATAAGCGATCATCGGCTTGGTGTGAGTATGGCTGGAAGGAAGCACTAAATTTTCACGACCTTTACGGAGCATATCGACGCGGTGGTCTGGCGTTCTCTGCCGTAAACAAGCTGGTCAATAAGTGCTGGTCATCTTTCCCCGAAGTTATCGAAGGCGAAGAAAAGGACGAGTCATCGAAATTGACCACGTGGGAGAAGCAGACCAAGAAGGTTTTGACCAAAAAACTATGGTCCGCATTCGCTGAAGCAGACAGGCGCCGACTTGTAGGTCGATATGCTGGCATCTTGATTCACGTTCGTGATAGCAAGAAGTGGAGTGAACCAGTAGGCAGCAGCGGCCATGGTATCGAGAAGTTCACGGTTGCTTGGGCAAACTGCCTGACGGTGAAAGAGTTCGACACCGACATTAACAGCGAGAATTACGGACAGCCAAAGATGTGGTCATATACCGCCACATTGCCCAGTGGCGGAAAACAGTTGTTTGACGTCCATCCGGAACGTGTATTTATCGTCGGTGATTACACGATCGATGCTATCGGGTTTCTTGAGCCGGGATATAACGCACTAACCAATATCGAGAAGGTAGAGGGCGGTTCCGGTGAGTCATTCCTCAAGAATGCTGCGCGCCAGTTAAACGTCAACTTCGATAAAGAGATCGACTTCAACAACCTCGCATCTCTGTACGAAGTCAGCGTTAGTGACCTTCAGGATAAATTCAATGAGGTAGCTGTTGAGGTAAACAAGGGCAATGATGTTCTGATGACAACGCAGGGGGCAACCGTAACGCCTCTTGTCGCCAACATCCCAGACCCAACGCCAACTTATGACATCAACCTTCAAACCTTCGCAGCGTCGGTTGATACCCCTAGCCGAATTATCGTAGGTAATCAGCAGGCAGAGCGGTCAAGCACCGAAGATAACAAGTACTTCAACGGAAGATGCCAGTCGCGCCGAGAAATGGATCTGAGTAGCGAAATTGAAGGGCTGGTGGATAAGCTCATTGGTATGGGTTCAATCAAGCCGATTAGTGAGTTCTCAGTTGTTTGGGACGATCTGAATGAGGCGACGCAGAGTGACAAGCTGGCAAACGCAAAAGTCATGACTGAAATCAACGACAAGTCAACATCAAGCGGCGCGCCAATTTTCGGCGATGACGAAATCAGAAACGCTGCTGGGTTTGAGTCGATGGAAGATACCGGCGCTTTGCCAGATACCGACCCGGAGTTAGACAATGGCAACGAAACCGAAGGGGCCGATACTTCCGCGTAATATCGAAGACCCGACCGGGGTCGATCGGCTAGAGCGTGGCGCAATGCTTCGTTACAAGGAAAAGCTATCGAGAATCGGCAGGGAGTATCCGGCGTTAATCCAGAGGTTAAACCCTCAACTTGCGGTTAATGCCAGATACACATACGAACTCGACGAAGCAACTCTCAATTACATCTTGTCGCAAGGCAACTTGTTGATTGACGAGATTCTCCTTGATGGCGGTCAGCAATCGCCTTGGCTCTATGAGAAGTACGTGTCAGTCGCTTACCAACGCGGAACCGGTCAGGAGTTTGCCAATCTATCCGCTCAATCACCAGCTTACGCAGCAGAAGTAGAGAGCCTGAGAGAGCTGATTAATTCAGAGCCTTACCGGCTTCGCATCGGTTTGGTTAAGTCTCGCGTATTCGAAGAAATGAAAGGACTGTCGGCAACGGTTAAAGCCGACATGGCCAGAGTTTTAACGGATGGAATTGCGAGAGGCCTGAACCCATCAGAAGTTGCTAGGGCGTTGAAAGTCAGAGCGGGGCTTGAAGAGTATCGGGCAAATCGTATCGCACGAACTGAAATAACCACGGCATTACGCCGGGCAAGGTGGGATGAGTCTGAAAGCGCGCAAGAGCGGTTTGGACTGACGACCATGCAATTGCATTTATCAGCCCTATCGCCGACGACGCGAATAACTCATGCGCAGCGACACGCGAAACTATTCACTGTCGATGAAGTGAGGGATTGGTACGCAACTGGGTCAAACTCGATTAACTGTAAGTGCAGCCAAGTTGCGGTGCTGGTTGACGATGAAGGCAACCCAATCAATGAGAGCATCGTTGACCGAGCCGAGAAGATGCTGAAGAAATCAAAATTCGCAACCAATAAAAAATGTTCATGCTGCCACTGATGCAGTTAGGGGATTTTATGAAAGAAATTACCTGCAAATGCCGAAACTGCAAAAGAACGGCTAATGGTGGATATATGCCATGCCTGAATAAAACACCTAAGCACGCAACGCCACCAGGTAAGGACTGATAATGAAAAAGTCAAAAGTTTCACTTGTCGTTAACTCATCACTCGCGGTCAATCGCGAGTCATGCATTCAAGTGAATGTCACCACTCGCGTTAACAGTCAATCAATCCGTCGAGAGACATACAACAATCGTGAACACTGGGTGCTGCCGAGTTACACGCTTCCTGCAAACGTGATCATGAATGGCGGACTATACACGGCAGAGCAAATCGACAAGCACTACCAAGGCCTTGAAGGTACGCTCGCCCCACTCGGACACCCGACACTTGATGGCGCTTTCATTTCTGCATTTAGCGCAGAAGGTATCAATCAAGGCCACGTCGGTGCATGGAACCGTAACGTGAAGAAGTCAGGCAACCGCGTCTATGTCGAAAAGTGGGTGGATATTGAAGTCGCCAATCAAAGCGAAAAAGGCAAAGAGCTTATTGATCGCGTGGAAGCGATTGAGCGCGGCGATGATGTTCCACCGATTCACACCAGTATCGCCGTTTTCCTTGAGCAACTTAAGCCAAATGAAGAGCAGAAGCAAGCCGGTGCCGAGTGGGTGGCAGACATCAAGGCGGTTGATCATGACGCAATTCTTCTGAATGAAGTTGGCGCAGCAACACCGGAGCAAGGCGTTGGCTTAATGGTCAACGCAGACAAGGCTAAATCACTAAAGCTATCTGCAAACTCTGGCGTGCTCGTCGGTGAAAGCTTTCGAGAACTTGAGCGTCGATTAGAGAAAGCGGCCAAAGACAAATTTGCACCTGGCAATGATGAATACGCATGGGTGGCAGACTTCACAAGCTCTCAGGCGATTGTCATCACCAATGGTGGCAAGGCGAAAGTTTACGGATACAAATCCGAAAGCGGGAAGATCATTTTTGACGACGAAGGCACTGACGTCCAGCGAACTGAATCGTGGGTAAGTGTCGTCGCCAACAAAGTAAAAGGCTTATTCAATCCGCAGGAAAAACCTGCAACAAACCAACAGGAGGGCGACATGCCTTTGACCAAAGAAGAGAAACAAGAGCTGATCAGTGAAATTGGCAAGGGCTTGGCGGCGAATGTTGCAGAAGTTCTGAAACCAGTTAACGACAAGATCGACGCTCTACAAGCCAACACAGAAAAGCAACTGAAAGTGCTGACTGCTAACCACGACGCAGAAGAAGCGCGCAAGCGTGAGACTGTGGCAAAGCAGTTTGGTGAAGTTGTTGCCAACTCACTGCAAGGTGACGCTCTTGACGAAATGTTCAAGAAATGTGGTTCTGCTGCGCCGCTTGGCATCAACTCGGCAACAGAGCAACCAGAAACCGGCGCTCCTAAAGCCGACGAATACTTTCCACAATAAAAGGGGTGGTGAACAATGCGCTATCGTCGTATTAACCTAGACGGCAAGTCCGTCACAGAAACGCGCTTGGTTGCTGCTAACACGCTTCCTGGCACTCTGGCAACTATCGATTCTAACGACGCCTTTGCTGTTGCATCGGCTCTGTCTGGTCGAATTTATCTGATGCATCCGGCTTCGCATCAAGGTCTTGGTATTGCCGACGCAATCCCATCCGGTGATTCAGGTGTCGGTGAGTATGTCGAAGAAGGTCGCGAACTCGGCTTGCTGTGTCCTGCTGGTGCGTACAAGAAAGACACACCGATTAAGCTTGGCACATCTGGCAAAGGTGCGATCGGCGTTGAAGGTACGGACGTCATTATTGGCTACTCTCAGGACGAAGTTACCCTGACAGCCGACGACATCATCCGTGTTCGTTTCCGCAGCGGCGTTGCCGTTACCGCATAACAGGAGAAAGTAAATGTTTTTTACTCGTGAAACACTAGCGGCTAACCGCAACGTTCAAGGTCACTGGGCTGACCTGTGGGCGACTCGAAACATGATGAGCGCCAACATGCGTTCAATGATCGCGGCCAACCAAGCGCACATGACGCCTGAAATGCTTCAAGCTAACGCCGCGGCCGGTTACGCCCGCGAGTTCTGGCAAGAAGTTGACCGCATGGTCGTTCAGTCTCGTGAAGAAACTATCGGCATGGAAATGCTGATGGATTTGCTGTCTGTACAAACCACACTGCCGATCGGCAAAACTGTGAAGTCATACAACATCGTTGGCAACATCGCGGATGACGTTTCAATCACTATCGATGGTCAAGCTCCATTCAGTTTCGACCACACCGATTACGATTCTGACGGCGACCCGGTTCCAGTGTTCCTTGCCGGTTTTGGCGTTAACTGGCGTCATGCTGCTGGCCTAAGCTCAGTTGGCCTTGATTTGGTGCTTGATTCTCAGGCTGCGAAACTCAAGGTGTACAACGAGAAGTTGGTCAGCTATGCGCTTGACGGCGCAGAAGGCGTTAAAGTTGATAGCAAGGCTGGCCAAGGTCTTCGCAATCACCGCAACACCAAGAAGATCAACCTTGGCGCGTCAGGTTCAAACATCGACCTAACTACAGCTACCGCCGCAGAGCTATTGGCGTTCTTCACCAAAGGCGCATTTTTCACCAGCGCTATCGACAACTACGTGACAGTGTACGACGTGGTGTGGGTATCGCCTCAAATCAAAGCCAACCTTGGCAGCGATTACGTGGTCAACGGCGTGGTGAAAGGCACTATCGAACAAGAGCTGATCGCCCGTGGCAAGGTTCGCGCATTCCGTGAAACCTATGCAATGAGCGGCAACGAGTTCTTGGGCTACGAGCGCAAGCAATCGACGGTGACGCCGCTGGTCGGCATGACAACCGGCATTACTCCACTTCCTCGCCCAATGCCAAACAGTAACTATAACTTCCAGATTATGGGTGCTATGGGCATGCAGGTGAAGAAAGACAACGCAGGTCGTTCCGGTGTTGTTTACGGTGCTGATTTAGGCTAAGGGGTAGGCAATGAAATACATTGTTACCATACCGTGGCACGGCGTTAAAAAAGGTGATGAGGTGGAGTTTGAAAAGCTCCATCCAGCACTAAAAGCCAACGTAATGCCAATGCCAGGCGGCGAAGGCAAGCTTGAGCCAGCAACACCAAAGGCAACGGCTAGTAAGTCAACCAAGAAGTAAAACCTTATGGCCTCACTAAATGGTGGGGCCATTCTTGAGGTAAATCATGATCACGTCAGAGCAAGCAAAGCAGTATTTAAAGTCACAAGGTATCGACACTGATTCAACACCGGATTTCATCATCGATGCATGGGTTGAACAGGCAAACTCTATCCAAGATTGCCTTGATGCAAATTACACCGTGAATACCGCTTTGCTTATTCAATGCTACCTCATCTCTTTGCTTGCGTATGCGCAATCAGACCAGATGCTATCTAGCCAAACTGCACCAAGCGGAGCGTCACGTTCGTTCAAGTACAAGAACTTCGCAGACCGTTGGAAAGGGCAATTAAACCTCCTTCGGTCTTTGGATAAAAGCGGATGCACCGTTGATTTAATACCATCAGATCCGACGGTGAGTTCATTCGGTGGGCTATGGGTTGGCAAAGGGGGCTGTCACTAATGTCAAACACTGCCAATTGGTCATACACCAACACAGCGATTGTTCGGCCTCTTGTCAGCTTTGACCAGTGGACGCAGCAGTCAATCTATGGCGATGAATACGAAATAGCGTGTACTTGGGAAGCAAAGTCCGAACAGATGCGAGACAGCAATGGTGCTGAGTTTGTGACTAAAAACATCATCTACACCGAAGATGCTCGGCCAAGGCACTTAGACCTCATCAAGCTGAATGGCAAAGACAACTTTGAAGAAATTCGAACAGTAAATGAATTCGACATGTCGTTCTTCGGTGAAACGCCAGATTACAAGGTGGTGACGTAATGAATGCGAAACAAGTTATTGAAGATGCCATTAACAGGCTTCTCGATGAGCACGACGAAGATCCGCGATCTCCACTTATCAGAAATCTTAAACAGATACTTGATGAGCCAGACGTACTGCCAGATATAGAAATCGAACTGACGGCCATCTTGCAGCCGGGTGGAGTTTACAAGGTGCATGACCAGCACGGGCGAACGCTAAAAGGCGTCAAGTCAGTCGCAGTATTTCCGGAGCAGGGCGGGCAGACCGTATTTCAGGTGAATCTATGACAGTAAAGGGCATCGAATCGGTAAAGGCTGGCTATCAGAGAATCATCGGCACGATTGAGGATGAGCGCACTGAGGCGGCGATATACGCCATTCTTAGCGAAGGCGGTGCAATTTCTCAAACGATGGTGCCAGTTGATACCAGTACGCTAATTAACAGTCAGTACGCGCCGCAATTCGAAAGGCAAGCTGGTGGCATGACCGGTTACATCGGGTATACGGCAAAATATGCTGGTTGGGTTCACGAAATGCCGGGCAAGCTGAAAGGCCTGCCACGCGCTCACTTTGGTGTAACCAGAGAAGGTGTTCAGTTTGGTGGCGGAACGCTACAGGGTAACTACTGGGATCCTGACGCTGAACCTCAATGGCTGACAAAAGGATTCCAGCAACTGCAACCAAAAATACCGGCGATATTGAAGAGGGTATACCGTGTTTAACGATCTAAAGGCTTGGATTGAGGCGCTGCTCGGAACTAACTACCAGTACTCACAAGGAGCGTGGGTTGAAACCGAATCTCTCGGCTTTGTTTGCTGCATCTTTGGCATGGGTGGCGCTGGTGTTGACATGGATATTCGCAGACCACGATTCAAAATCATGCTTCTTGGCCCTCGGGGCGAAAGAAATCAAGCCAGCAAGTTGCTTGCAGACATTGAAAGAACCATTGATATGTCGATTAATTCCGACCCGCCGTGCGGTGCTGCATCTATAAGAGCAATCACTGAACCGACGGGGCCGGGGTACACCGAAGAAAACAGGGCTTGGGTCTCTGTCGATTTTCAAATCATCTACTAGGAGGCCATAATGGTCTGTAATAAAACGAAATACGTTGGCCGCGACGTAGTGCTTGAATATGCGATTGCTTGTGGCGACGCTGTGCCGGCTTCTGCCGACTGGAAAGTTTTTGGATCACTGCGAACCAAAGAGTTTAACCTCGCATGGGATAACACAGACGCCACAGATGCAGATTCAGTTGGTGCTCTGCGTGAAAACCTGGCGACGTTCCAAACCTTGACTATTTCAGGTGACGGCGTGTGCAAGGCATCAGGTGCAAACTCTGCCAACCTGATTGAAATCACTAAGCACGTTGCAAAGCCAGACGCAACAGGCGGTCAACCGGTTGCTTGGATGCGAATGACGTTCCCTGACCTAACGTTCACATGTTTCATGTTGTTTACAACGCTGAGCCGTTCAGCCCCATATGACGACGTGGTCACATTCAGCTTGGAAGCGTCTGCAACTGCTTCCGACTTTGGTTTGATGGTTGAAGATACGCCTGACGCAGATGCATCAAATCCAGTTTCTGTCGCTGCTTATCCAGAGACGCTATCTCTGGCTGTTGGTGAAACGGCTGGCCTTGCGGCGGTAGTTTCTCCTGCTGATGCGCCACAAAGTGTGATTTACGAAACTGACAATCCACTGATCGCCACCGTAACTCAAAACGGTGTTGTTACTGCAATCGGTTCAGGCTCGGCGACCATCACTGTCAAGTCGTCAGTCGATACGCTAATCACTGACACGGTGGCAGTCACAGTAGCCTAATCTCGACGTAAGCCCCGAAAGGGGCTTTAATCAATCAAAATATGACAGGAAGGCATTAAGTGATACTGACTCAGATCGGCGAAATTGGTGTTCATTACAAAGGCCAAACGTTCATTCTAAGACCGTCACTATATGCAATGTCTCAGATTGGTACGCCGAGAGAGATCATTGATTCGTACGCATTGGTGATGTCAGAATTTTCAGACAAAAAAATGCGATGGAAGCAATTCAGAGAGGCGCTTGCCGTCGTTAACTGTTGTACTGATGATGACCTGTCCGATGTTTTTGGGTACCTTAATGAAAAGTGTAAATACGTCAAAAAGTCCGCTGCAATGAGCGACATTCTGGCGATTGCTCGCTCTCTTTTGACACACGGGATTACAGGCGCACAGGATCCGATAAGGCGGGAGGAGGAAGACCAAAGCACATACACCAGTGAGTTTAAGTCTGATGTTCACGTTAACCTGGCGATGGCTCACCTTGGCATGTCAGAGGCAGAGGCATGGAACATGACAATGACCAGTCTGATTGGCGCGATGCGAGCTAAGTTTCCCGAGCCTGAAAGCAACAAACCGGGCGCAAAAGCTCCGACCAAAGAACAACACGACGCAACAATGGATTGGTTTGAGAAAATCCAACGTAAGCGCGGACAGAAAGCTCATTGAGGGTTAGATAATGGCAATTGATGCAGGTACGGTCTACTACACAGTTGACGCAAAAACACAAAAGGCGATCGACTCTGCGGCAGAGATGAAAGACTCACTTGAACAAATGCAAACGTCTATGGCTAAGACTGATCTTCAGGCAAGGCAATACACAAAGTCCCTGATTGAAGCGGGCAATAGCGTATCAAAGGCTGGCGTTGTCATCGATCAATTTGGCAATGTGAATGCGGAAGCGACCGCAAAAATGCAAAAGCTGATGGCCATGACCGACTCGCTAAATCAGCGACACATTCAGCTTTCAAAAACAGCTACAGGCGTAAGAGCTGGCCTTGCAGGCATGGGGCGCGGAGCTGGTCAGGCTGGTATCCAATTCCAGCAATTTATCGGGCAAATCCAAGGCGGTCAGAGTGCCATGCTTGCGTTATCGCAACAATCTGCCGACTTAGGCTTCGTTCTTGGCGCTCCACTATTGGGTGCAGTGGTTGGTATTGGCGCTTCTTTGGCTGGAATGCTGCTACCAAACCTATTTAAAACAACTGATGCGCTTGAAAATGTAGAAAAAGCGACTGAGCGCGTAAAAGCCGCTATTACTCTATCATCAGAGGGCATTACTGGTTATTCAGAGCAAATGAAAGTTCTTGCTCAAGTATCTGACCAGTTAGCCAGAATTAAAATAGCTAACCTTATCGCTGATCAGGCTAATGCAATGAAGGTCGCTTCTACTGGCATAAATGAGACCATTAGCGAATTCAACGGCCTGAACTACCAAATGGATCTGTTTGGCAATAAATCAGATGATGCTTATCAAGCATTCATTCAACTTAGTCAGGCTGCAAAAAGCTTTGAAGCAGATCCATCAGGTTCAATCACTAAGCTAGAGTCTGCCTTAGATGCAGCAACTAGAGCTGGGATAAATAACACTGAAGCAGGTAGAGGGTTAGTTTCTCAAATTACAGATCTAATCGCCCAGTACAAACTTGGTGAAATTACCATTGGCGAGCTAAACAAAAAATTAGATGAGTCAACCATCAAATTTGATGATGTTGGTAAGGATGCAGAAAAAGCGGCCAACAATCAGAAGAAATGGGCTGACAACGCAGAAAGGCTAACGGTTAAAACCGAGGAGCTACGCTCTAAGCAGCTTGAGCTTGAAAAAGCTATTGCCATCAAAAAAGCGACAGAAGAAGGGGCGACTCCAGAAACAATCAAGTCTATGGAAGCCTCTTACGACAAAGCAATTGCAAATGAGAAGGAAGCCGAATCTGAAAAGGCATTAGCCAAAGCGAAGCGCGAAAAAGCGGCGGCAGAACGTGAAGCAGACAAAGCTAAAAAATCAGCAATGAAAGAAGACCAAGCATCTGCTGATATAATGATAAGCCTAAAAACTGATAGCGATAAAAACAAGAATCTGCTTGGTCAACTTGACCCAATGGAAGGTGAGCAGCAGAGGTATGAGCTTGAGCTTAATAACCTGAAGACTCTTAATGAAGCGAAGTTAGTTGAAGATCAAAGATATCTAGATCTCAAGACTCAAGCTGAAACTAAGCATGAAGAAAACATGCAGGCATTAAGAGAGCAGAACTTCAGAGCTCAATCCAAGAACAATGAATTGTTAATGGATTCGCTTGATGCTCTTGGTAGGGCTGGAACTAATGCAATATCTGGAATCCTATCTGGAACAATGAGCGCAACTCAGGCGATGCAGTCTCTAGCCAATGCCGTGCTCAACCAGGCGGTTGGTGCTTTAGTTGAAATGGGGATGCAGTATGTCAAAAACCAGATAATGGCAGATACCGCAGCGACCGCTTCAATTGCTACAGCATCTACGACAGGAACAGCGATTGCTTCTGCATACACACCAGCTGCAACCGCAGCAACTATAGCTACTCAGGGTGGGGCTGTTAATGCAGCTACTGCGTCTATGGCAGCGGGTGTTCCTGCAATGAGCGCAATGATTATGGGTGGTCGCTTGTATGGCGGCGATGTGCAAGCAAACGGTATGTATCGCATTAACGAAGATGGGAGACCAGAAGTATTTAATGCGGCAAATGGCCAGCAGTACATGCTTCCAAATAGTCGAGGTGAGGTCGTAAGCAACAAGGATGCTAGTGGCAGTACAGGCGGTTCAACGGTTATAAATATCAATATCGCTTCAGATGGTAGTGTTAGCACAATCTCAGGACCAATGGCTAAAGAACTTGGCAAGTTTGTTGATGGAAAATTCAGACAACTCCAAGCCCAATCTATGCGCCAAGGTGGTGCTATCTGGCAGTATATGCAAAAAGGTAAATAATTATGCCACAGGTATTTGAATGGGCCCCGTTGATTGAGTTCTCGGGGTCTTCTTCTTTTCGCACTTTGTCAGCCAAGT